CAATTAAGTCCGAGGGGATTTAACTTATTACATCTTCTTTTCAAGCTCCGTATGCAGTCTTTTTATAAAATTCTGTCCGGCAATCCCGTTTTGTTTATAACCCCATTGCCCTAATAGATAATTCACTGCGTTCAGAGTTCCGTCTCCAAACCATATGTTTTTATCCATTCCGTACTTATTTATTCCGATCTTTTTCGCAAGGAGCAGCAGCTCTTTAAGGGAAAGCACGCCGATAGTGCTGTCGCCCTTCTTATAGCCCGTTTTGTCCAGTACAGGCTTAGCAGACGAAACACTGTCAGTCTTAACCGTTATTCCCAGAGTTTTCAGAATACCGTCCGCATAAGCTCTCGCTATCTTACTGTAATTTGCCTTGATATAGTCTGCGTCCGATTTCGTATCTACAAATCCGCCCTCCAGCAATACTGCCGGCGCGGCAGTCAGCCTGATTATTGCGAAGTAGTCTCTTCCGTTAGAATCAAGCTTTGTCTTTACTCCTCTGCTTTTCATAAGCTTTTTCATTTCCGTATTTATGTTTTCGGCAAGCGTTTTTGAAGTACCGCCTACACGGCTGTAATATACCTCAAAGCCAGTGCCGCCTCCAGCGTTGTAATGAACGTCTATTACAAGATCGGGATTGTACGCGTTGCACATTGCAACCTTGCTGTCCATATCGGTATCTACATCCGCAGTTCTCGACAGCTTGTATTCAACTCCCGCCTCTTTGAGATACTGCGCAATAAGCTTTGCGGTCTTAAGGGTATAGTCCTTTTCGGTTATGTATTTGACGGCTCCCGGATCGTTTCCTCCGTGTCCTACTCCTATAAATACTTTTTTACTCATAATAAAACCTCTTTTCTTAAATTTGGATATAAAAAATGCGCTCCTTACGGAACGCTTTGTAAAATATTGACTTTTATGACATAATATTGTATAATTTGTATCAAGGCATACCTGAAACGGTAGGCGGTTGCTACCTCCTTACGCCATAAGATACTTTAATCGTCCCCTTTAAGGGCAGGCGAAATAAGCCGGCAAGGAGGTGATAGACATGGAATTATGTTACATAGTTCTGGCTATCGTGCTTCTTGTTGCATTAGATAATGTAATTAAGAACATAAAGAAATAAACCGCCCCAGCCACCAACTGAACGGTTTATTTAATCATTCATGAGGGAGCGACCGTCTATCGGTATGCCCCTTTTTTATTATTATACAACAATTAACCGTATGTGTCAACCGTCTTGGCCGTTTTTATCCTCAATTTTCCCTTTAGCGTTCTTTAATAAATTAGCTATCCATTTCGGAATAATATCCGGGTTGCATTCGTAGAGATTCTCGCATATAGATATGCATTCGTTAAGCACTATGTAGCTTCCGATGATTAAACCGAAGGGCAAAGCAAAGGGTACTTCGACAGATACTATTTTTTCAAGAGACATGGGTATGAAGTAGTCCAGAAATACCCCGAAAAACAACGCCGCAAGAAGCGATATCTTTTTCCAGAAGCCGATAAAGCCTCTTTTACTTGACCAGGGTACGCCCATTATTTTACTTTTGACCAATCCCGTAACAAAATCGAATACTATTCCTATCACCACAAAAAGAAGTATAAGCCCGTATTGCTTTGTGGCCGTCGCTATAAACCCTCCGATAACGGAAAGTATGTATTTTATCTTATCGTTCATTACATTAGCCCCCTTAATTCCTCTCTTAATTCCTCCGCCTCCGCTTCAAGCTCTTTAAGCTTTTTAACATCGTAATCGTCGGCTGTTCCGGTAACGGCGGCTCTCAGCGGTCTGACTGATTCGCCGTCAATCTCTTCAAGCCTTATCTTAATTTCCTCTGCTCTCGCGGCGTTCTGCTTTGCCTGAATCTTTTCGGTATCAAGTAAAAGATTGCCGTTTTCGTCCATCCGGTAATCAGATAAATCAAGCTCCGTACCGTCCGGTATGCCTCCCATGCTTGCTACCTGTATTATGTTTCCGTTTTCATCTTTTCTGATCTGCATAAAAAATCCTCCTTTAAATAATTGAATATATCTGTATATTTCCTATAATTCCAACCGACTGCTCAAGCGTAAGGATTGATGGGGAATCGGAAGTCATAGAAGCCGTTATATAGCCTCCCATGCCTTTAGCGGCCTGCGGACCGTCCGATGTGATATACGAAGAGGAAGGGATTCCGCCGTAAAGCCGAATACTGTTCCCCTTGCTTATGTAGGCTATCGGGATAAGAGTTGTTATACCGCAGCTCAGTCCATTGGCTCCGACGCCGTATGTCTGTAGAAGCACTGCCGAATAGCTGGCAAGATCCTGTATTGTAACGGAACCTCCCGCTATAGATATAGCGCCGGAATACAGCAGATTTCCGCCGGACGAAGATTTGAAATATTTCGCTGTCAAAGTACCGGTATACGGATTAACAAAAAACTTGGTCGACTTTCTTGTAACTCCAACACCGGCGATGTTATCGGGACTGTCTGCAAACAGAATCCCATAGTTGCTATTTACACTTTCGGTAGTAGTCTGCCCAACATTATGCTGGTCTCCGGCGTACCTATAATTAACTCCGTCATATGTGAATTCATATATGTCATTAGCTAAAATTTTCAATGATTTTGATGTCATTGCCGCGCCATGATACCATACAGGTTTATCGCCGGTACTGTTTACATTCAAGGATATGCTATCAGCGGTATTTGTCGATGTAAATCTAATCTTTATAGTCGAGCCGACCGTTAACGAAAATCCTGGACACGATATTATTTTGGCGGCAACCCCTCCCCCCGTAGAGCAAACCCCGTAATTTACAATTGAAGACGTTCCGTCGAAAGCTAACCCGTTTATTGTTCTTGCGGTTTCAAGCTTTTCAGCGCTTGCGGCCGCCCCGCCCGGTGTTGTGCTGCCGGCGGCATTTCCAGAGCCTATTTTGCTAAGCGCGTCTGCGGCGTTTTTATCAGCGTCATAAACGCCCTGCTCTAAATGATTGAAGTTATCGGCGGACATCGGTGTTCCCTGCTGAACTATCTCGCCCGCCGGATTAATACTATAGGTACCGTCCGTATTGTTTTTTAAGGTGTAATTATTATTGGAAAGCACATGATCTTTCCAATTTGTTTTTACATAACTCATGATACCATTCCTTCCTGCAGATAAACAGTCATCTTCATAAGAAAACTATTGCCTGCCGACTTTAATATATTTTCACTTTTTTCTCCCGCTGTGTTACCGTATTTGTCAACTAATCTTACAGCCGTTATTGTTCCGCCTTCGCCGACCGGGATTTCAATTGTATAAATGCGCTCGGCGCCGTTAACGGCTGAACTCTTTATAGTTGCCGTTTTCCATACTCCGCCTATTTTATACTCGAATTTGCTGATCAAATCCGAAATAAGAATACAGGATGTTGACAAAAAACTTTCTTTCCAAAACATAATTAACCTCCTAAGCCATCAATAACTGCCCGCATATAAACCGGCCGCATTCTGGAATTCTTGAACTGTAATATTCGCACTCGAATATCAATTCAATAGGAACAACGCAGTTAATAGACAAATTGTATTGTATATGGGCAGGAAGCTTTTCCGATAATAAAACGTTAATATCCTTTATATTTATAAGCTGACTGTTTCCGTGCTCCGCCAATATATTTAATACGTTGTTTCCCTTTTCATCGTATGGTGAAAAGCTGCATTCAGCTTCGGCGCCTGTATAAGTCTTTATCATTTCGCATACAGAGGTTGCCGAAGCCTTTCCGCTACCTACAAGATAGGCTTTTACAAGCCTTCGCCTCTCCTCTAAAGGTTTTCCAAAATCGGATTTTATACCGAGAATATTTTCATATGATGTTATAACGCCGCTGTCAGCGGTATCAAGAAAGCAATCAGACAATATCCTTTCTATAC